CATCTTGTGATGCGTTACCAGTCGTACTAATTCCTGAAGAACCATTATCAATACAAACATAAACATCAAAGTTTTTATTCATTACATAATAACTAGAATCATATAGTCTTGATGAACTTGTTACTGGAGAAGGATTACTAATACTATAATCGTGACGGAACATTTCATATCGTGTTCCTTGTGTCCAGTTTCTTCTTGTTATTAATCTTCTTATATTATCTGATGTTACTTTCTTACCAAATACTTGAGTATCTCCAGTGTGATTAATATAATTAAAACTATCTTCAGGGGAGGGTGTGTTTGTATTCCACGTAGTGCTTCTTCCAAAACCAACGGATGGTGAGGTTGGATTTGTAAGACCAACTACAACATAATATGAATTTGCAGAGTTATCCACTGTCTCTACAAAGTTGTTTGCATTTAGAATTCTAAATTGATCTGTTACAATAGCAGCCATATCATTAGCTTTTTTCTATATTTATACTACCCAAGATCCTTTCTTAAAGCACCACTGTCTCTAAGACCAAAATCTCTTCTCTGAATCGTTGGGTAAGTCGATAATCCAGAGTTTAATGTCATACCAGTAACTCCAATTGAAATAGGATTACCAGATCTAGTTATACCTGATAATTTACCCCAAGAGAATGCACCAATAGACGTAACACCGACTGCAGTATCTATGTTAGTAGTATTTACTCCAGCCATTATGTTGCAAGTAATGACACCAGCATTAGCACCACCACTTATATCATTAACAATGTAAACATTATCTACACATGTTGTTCCTGTTGCAACAACTGCTCCATCATTAAACACAGATGTCACTCCATGTCCAACTTGAGTGTCAAAAATGTATATAGGTGTTCCAACTGTCAAATTAGTGAAAGATCCATTAGGATTACCACTTGATCCACCAATATCAGACTTTATTGTAAATTTAAGTGCAAGTGGATTTCCACCAACACCATCAGTTACTCCAATAGCAATAACGTCACCATCAAATCCTTGAATTTCATTTTCTGAAATTCCATCTACATCTTCTTTAACTATTGTTGGGAATGGAGCAATGACTTGTGGAGGATTAGATATTGTATAACCAAATCCAGGATTAGTTATGGTGGTACTTGTTATAACACCATTAGTGATCGCTGCTGTTGCTGTGGCAGTTCCTCCTACACCAGTTACCACACCTACAGGATTTGATATTGCGATAGATGTAGTTGAACCCACATACCCACTACCACCATTGGTTATAGTCAATGCTTGAATTGTTCCACCTATAGAAACTGTTGCAGTTAATCCAGCAGCTACTAAAGAAGTTGATTTGACTATTAATCCACCAACATTAGAAACGTTGATACTTCCAAAACTTTGTTCATATCTGAAGAAAGATGCATTATCAAGATATAATATATTAGTGCTTACTCCAACATCTCCAATAATTTTTGCTGTTGGATACACAAGTGATTCGATTGAATCTCTTGTTTTGTATACAATTTCACCATTTATTTTTTTGTCAACTTTTTGTTTTATCCAACTAAATGGTTTAAAGTTTCTTTCATCAATTCCAATACCATTATATAAATTAGTTTCAACTTCATCAGATGCTCCAATGTCATATATCGTTCTTGGATCTTGAGATGTAGTAATACCTGAACTTGTCTTGAGAACCTGAACTACATCACCAACTTTAATTGTAGGTGCTACTGAAGCACCTGCTGATACTTGAACAGCATCAACACCTTCAGTTCCTTTATAGAAGAATATATCAATTACATCTGATGCTTCTGGTGCTTGAGCAAATTCAAAAGAAGTACCACCATCAAAACTATAAGCCTCACCTGGATTTTGTACTACACCATTTATGAATATTAACAATAAAGATTTTAGATCTATTAATGATGATTGAGGATTGTTTGGATCTATTTCAAAACTAAGTGTATTTGCATTGTATATCAATGGGAACCTAGTTCTCTTTCCATCTTGAAGATCTTTTATCGAATCTATAAAATCAAATTGTCCAAAATTCCAAGATGAATATTGATCTCTAAACACATCTGTTACAGTTAATTCAAAATTACTTACCAATCCTGAACTTAAGAATTTATCAGTAACTAGTCCAACTGGTTTAAATACATCACCAATTTTAAAGTTATATCCATTATTTTCAAGAACAAAATTAGTAACTGTGAATAATGTTGATCCTATACCAACTGTTGTGTCTGCTGCTCCTACAGAAACACTAATTGATGCTCCAGTTCCCGTATCTGTGGTTGAACCTATACCTCTTCTAGAAACACCTGTAACTGATAAGTTTTCATATGATGGAGCAGGTATGACTATCATTGGATCTGTATACCCCGTTCCAGCATTATCAACTGTGAATGATAAAGTACCTCCAGCACCAACGATGACAGACACTGCTGCACTTGCACCATTACCTGATCTATCAGTAACTCCAATTGAAACTGGATGTCTGTATCCAGATCCGAAAGAAAGGTCATTTAAATACTCAAACGCAGTTCCAGAACCAACATAAGCATGAGTTTGAGTACTTGTACCAACGTTAACTGAAAAAGTTCTAGCAGACGCAATTCCAGTAATTCCAAATGAAGTATTAATACCAATTGCAAGAGTAGGTGTAAATGCTAAACCATCTAATCTAGCAAATTCATTTATATCTCCAAATCCATGATCCACTGTGGTGGTAATTTGCAATTCACCAGAAGTATTATTATATGATGCTGTACTGATACTATAAGAACTACCTGTTGTTCCAACACCCACAATACCTATGATTGAACCACTTGAATTTAAAGTTGCTTTTACTTTTGATTCTCCTAATGGTGCTACACCTAGACCACCTGTTGATCCCAATGATACAATTACACCACCTCTAGGTAATTGATTTTGATTGACATCACTATCACTAATAATCAATGTTCCATTAGATGAAGTGATTCCTGTAAATACTACATTAGTTGATGTTCCAGCTCCAACTGATTCAAAATTATAATTATTACCTAAATTATTAAATGTTGATGGAGTTTGAAATATTCCGTTCAATAGCAAAATACTACTTCCAGTATTAATTCCAATAGTGTTAGCACCACCGACTTTAACCTTATATCTTTGATCTATACCTGTAAACTGCTCTGAAATATCATCAAAAATTTGGTTAGTAGTGTAATCTTGTCTTAAATAAACTCTACCAGTAAATGTTGATCTAACTGGTTCAAGATTAGATACTGTTTTTTGTAATCTATTTGATCCTCTAGGAGCTTCTGTAAAATGAATATTATTATCAACAATATTATATCCTCCAGAATATAATCTACTTACATCATTGGCACTGTGATTAGTTGCAGCAGATCCAATGTAACCTCGATTAACTTCAATTACATTAACATTACCTGTTTCTGTTATAGGACCTACAGATGTTGTTCCTAAACCAACATTAGTAATCTCCATATATTCTTCATTAATTTTTATTGTATCACCTGTTGTTATAGAAGAAATACCTGCAACACTGAATGTAGTTTGACTATTGGTTATAGCATATTCTAATGTAGTTGATACTGGAGTAAAAGCTATTGGAGATTGAATTATACCATCAATTGAAAGCAATGCCTTTTCATTTTTCTTAGACATTTCAAACTCATGATTATTACCAGAACCAGTGCTAGTGAATGTAACTGCTATACCAGCAAGAGCATCTGCACGACTTTTAGCAATTTTAAATTTGTCTTTATTGTTAGTTGATTTTATAGCAAATACTTCAAGATCATGTGCAAAAGTGCCACCACCAGTTGCTATACCTGCAACCGCAGCACCTGTAAATGTAGATCCTGGTCTATAGATTAATTTTTCACCAGTTTCAAAGAAATGATCTATAATTGTAAATTCACCAGTTTCTTGATTTAAAGTAGAAGAATCAGATGGATTAAAATTCTTTTGGAATATAGGTATTGTATTACTTTGTAGTGGGAAACTTGTTTTATTTGATCTAGAACCATTAATTGCATCATATTGAGCTAATGATAGTGATTCAGTTGCAGTCCCGTACTGTAAATCTAATGGAATATTTAATAAGTCAATATCAGTATAGAATGCTTTAGTTAAAACTTGTACTTGAACACTATTAGTACCACCAGAATATAATGGGTCAGGATGGAAATTTAAATTCAGGTCATTTCCAACAATTGTTGAGGAGAATGTTCCAATACCTGAAGTGCTTCCTATTGAAAGGAATGGATATTGTGTATTATGTGTGTCTGTTTCATTGTGTGCAACCAAAACTTGATGTAAAGCACTAGTTGATCCACTAGAAACTCTTATAATACTCTTTAAACTTGATATCTCTTGTTGTAAGAAAGTTGCAACAGTGGTTGCAACAGAAACATTAGCATAGTTTGATTCAAATCTTACAGTTCTCTCAGATCCATCAATTTGTCCTGTAGATTTAAATCTATATGTTCCAATTCCAGATGTTGTTGTTCCAATTCCAACAATATTAGATCTAACTCTTATTTCATTTAATTCTGTATTTTCAAAGTTTAATGATAATACACCTGAATCAATACTTGATTTGAATGTTCCAATAAAATTAGATACTGGTCCTTCTTCCGAATCTGTGAAAAATTCAGACATATATGTATTTGTTCCATCATGAGTCAGATATAGTTGAACAAAATTAATTTCTTCAGTTGTTGGATCATGAACCTCTACAGAAGCAAAATATGCATCAGTAATACCAGTATTACTGGAGATAATCTCAGATGTAGAAGCAGTTGCCACAATTGCATTACTTCCAGTTAAATTAACAAAACCGATTGATTGTGTTCCAATTCCAGCAAGATTAGTATTAAATGATGATTTAAATATTTTTAGATCATAGTCATTATTATCAGGATCATCAGGAGTAAATTTCAAACTTACTGAACCAGATGTATCCATTTCAGCTTTCAGTTCACCCAATTCTGATGGAGTATTATGTATTTTTGTTTGCTCTGCTGTAAATACATCATTAGTATCTTTAAATAATACAAGATCTGATAGTTGTGTATTTTTATTATTAGGATTTCTAATTTGAACTAAAAGTCTTGCATATTCTGAATTTAATGATAAATCTAAAAATTTATTAAGAGATACTGATGTATTTGAAAATAATGAACTAATGTCATCTATTTCTAGAACTCTATTCGTTCTACACTCAATATATGGTGATAATTTTGTATTTTGTAATTTTAAGAATTTAGATTTATTATTAACAGTATCAATATCTAAAGCAAAGTCAAAATTATTAATTGTATCAACTCGTTTTTGATCAATAAAATCAAGTGCTAAAGTATCAAGGAAAGTTGATGTTGTAACACCTGCACTTGTAGAAGAAGTTATACCAACATCAGCAAAATTCTTTAATCCACTTGTATGAAGAAGACGATTAACTGGATTTATCAGATCTTCATATAAAATTGAACTTTTAACTGTGTAAGATAAATTTTGATAGTAATCATTATCAGGTAATAATTGATAATCTTGATTTAATTTACCAATGTCATCCTTCCACCCTTGATCTTGTCTCAAAGAGTAATTTATTTTAAATTGTCCTGTATTTTCAGATATAGTATTAATAGTTGCTACATTACCACTATTAGATCCTCTTATACGTTGTCCTGCAATTAATTCAAAAGCACCTGGTGAATCTTCAACTACTTTAATAAATTCATTAGTTGATTCTGTTATAGTTAACTCAACTGATGAAAATTCATCTTTAATGAATGCAGATATTTTTTCACCAACATTAAATTTAGATATTGCTTGCGTAACTTTAAATGATGGATAATCACTCTTCTTAATAATTTGTGCATATGAATTTTGTGTTGTTTTAGCAATACCAGCATTAGTTGTAATACCTGATATATTAAATTCTACAGTTGCAGGGTTATTATTAACCATAGAAGTAACAGTATAGAATTTAAATCCATTATCATCAGAGTTAAATCCAGTTCCACTATCGTCATATCTTTGTATTCCTTCAACGAATATTTCTTCACCCACAGTAAATGGTGCGGTGCTAAATCCTAAAATAGGTGTAACTAACGTACATGTAACTATTCCAACACCTGAATTAAATCCAACAGATTTTATTGTTGATCCATTACTATTATTAAGTGTAAATATTTCATGAGTTACAGGATCAAGACCTTTTGGTGCAACAACAATTTCTACATCTTGTAAAGAACTACCTCTTAAACTTACATCAATACTGGCACCAGATGTATCTTGTATACCAGTTGTTGGATTTACAATAACTAAATCTGGAATTGATGTATAATTTTTACCACCATCAATTATTTCAATATTTGA